TTGGCCGAGTCGACCTGCCACGGGACGACGACGATGTTGGGCTGGGTCTTGGCGTTGACGGCGGTACGCGCGGTGCGTGCCATGTCAGATCTCCTCGGTCTTCAGGTCGTCGTGAGCGAACGGTTGGCCGCTCCCGATTGCCGCGCCGATGACTGCGGCCTGCTCGGTCGTGATCAAGCCGCCGGTGGCGAGTGGCGCGTCGACGGGCTTGCTGACGACGGCCTGGTGCTCGTCGACCAGGTGCCAGGGGCTGTCGTCGTCGTCGGCGAGCGCGGCCATCTGCTTGTCGTAGCCGGAGCCGTCGCGGTCGGGCGGCAGGGGGACGGTGCGCTCGAGGACCGTGCCGTCATCGGCGCGCTTCTCATAGGTGGGCATGTGACTCCTGTTCAGCGCGGTGCGCCCGGCCGGCGAGTATCCGGTCGGGCGGACCGCGGTTCGAGGGATGGCCGGATCAGGTGGCCACGACGAGCGGCAGTTGCCGCGCCGCGGCGGGCGCGGCCAGGGTCGCGGTCGCCGTGGCGGCCAGCGCCGAGCCGGACGTCTGGCCCAGCACCGGGTCGCCGGTGACGAGGGCCTTCGCGCCGCGCGCGCCCATGAGGCTGGGCACGGTGGTCGCGGCGACCATGCACGCGGCGTAGTAGATCCCGGACGCCGCGATCGTCTGCGGCGCCGAGAGGGCCAGCGTCTTCCAGGTGTCGGCCGCCCACGCGGCCGCGACCTGGTCGGCGGACTGGGCCAGCAGCGCCGGCGTGGCCGCGCTGGAGTACAGCGCGAACCACCAGTGCGTCAGGGTCGCGGCCGCCGTCGCTCCACTGAGGAACGACAGGTTGGTGACCTTGTCGCCCGCGCGCAGCCACAGCGGGACTGCGGTCATGACGCCGGTGGCCAAGGACTCCAGCACGTCGTCGAGGGGGTACCGCGGCAGGTTGGCCCGGTAGAACGTCTGGGTCGAGTCGACCGGCGGTGCCGAGTTGAGGTAGCCCAGGGCGTCGCGCGGGACGCCCTGGTACGTGCCGAGCTGGGTCATGCTGACGGTCCTTCCTGGGCGAGCTGCCCGGCCAACTCCTTGAGCTGGTCGCGGTTGAGGCCGGTGACCTGGTCGGCGGTGACCCGGTCCTTGCCGATCGCCAGGACGTGGTCGCGCCACGCCTCGGTGGTGGCGTTGCCCGGCGGTGGCGTGACGGGGTTGCCGTCGTCGTCACCGACGCCGTCGGCCAGGTCCTGCTCGACGGCCGCGGCGTCGAGGTCGGTGACGGTGTAGCCGTTGTGCCGGCAGTAGGCCAGCACCCCGGGCACGCCGACCGTGGTGTCGTCGACCTCGGCGACGCCCTGCTGGAAGTGGGCCGGCCCGATGTCGGTGGTGACCCCACGTACCGGGGTCTCGATCTTGAATCGGGTCATGTCAGAGCACCTTCACGTTGCGCAGAACACCCGACGCGCGGGTGTTCTTGATGACCAGCGCGCCCGGCCCGATCTCCAGCTCGCCGGTCTTGACCGCGCCGGCGATGGAGAAGTCCGGCAGCCACGTCTGCACGAGCGGGGTGCCGGCGGTGGTGGCGCCGTGGAAGCTGTCCAGGCCGAACGTGACCGCGTAGATGTCGGTCAGGCCGGTCACGGCGCCCGGGACGGACCGGGTCTGGATCGGGATGATCGGCGCGGACCCGTCGGGCAGGTCACCGATGTCGATCAGGACCCAGTCGCCGTACATCTGGATCTCGCGGCCCAGGTCGTCCTTGGTGGACGTGAACATCGCCGCCCACCGGGCCAGGGCCCGGATGCGGGTGATGCTCTTGGTGTTGCCCAGGATCGCCTTCACCCCGGCCGGGAGCGCGCCGGGTTCGCCCTGGTCGCCGCCGCCGACGTGGCTGGGGACGATCGTCGACAGGAAGTCGTCGAGGAAGTCCAGGGCCAGGTTGGCGTTGGCCTGCGTGTTGATCACGGCGGGGTCGAAGTGCAGGATGTTGTTCGCCGCGTCCTGCACCGCGCTGGCACCGGTGGCCGGGATGTACTCGGTGTTCGTGCCGGTCAGCAGCTTGTTGAGGCCGTCGAAGCCGTTGACGTCCACGGCCGAGTCGCCGAGGATGATCGCCTTCTGCAGGTTCGTGCGGGTCGCGGTGAGCAGCTGCTGCATCTGGAACGAGACTTCGTTCGTGCTCGCCTGGCCCAGGTTCGCCAGGACCCGGTCGACGTTGAACGCGCCGCCCATCGGCTTGAGGTTCACCGACTTCTGGGAGCGGGTCGCCTGCGCCGGGGTGTACTCCTGGTTGATCGCACGGAACGCCGCGCTGGCCGTGGTGGTCAGCAGCGTCCAGCCGTAGGACAGGCTGCCGCCGCCGGTGCCGGGGGTGACGGTGTCGTCCCACACGATGTGATCGAACAGCCAGGAGTACCGGCGCAGGTTGTCGATCACGCTGTAGTCGATGTCGGTCTGGGTGTTGATCTGCGCCTGCGCCAGGGTGACGGGCACGGTTCCTCCTGCTGCTTGGTCAGGTGCGGTTGTAGTGGGCCTTGACGGCTGCGCCGAGGCTCGACGACCGCTGGGATCCGGGGCCACCGTTGCCGCTGCCGCCCGGGTGGTCTCCACCGGAGCGGGTGGCGGCCGGTGGTCCGGCCTTGAACGTGGGGTGCTGCTCGACGTACTTCTTGACGTGCTCGGCGAGCTTGGTGCGGAACTCTGGGCTGGCCGGGTCGTCGTCGGTGAAGGGGTCGAGGCTGTCGATGAACGCCCGGGAGTCGAGCAGGGCCTCACCGTTCGCGCCGGCCGCCTGGGCCGTGCGGAACACGTTCAGCTCGACGGCCGCCGTCCAGGCGACTGCCTGCTGCTGCTCCACCTGGGCCGTCAAGGCATCGGTGGTGGGTGGTGCGTCGGTGCCGTCGGCGTTGAGGCCCATGGCCTTGAGAACGGCGTCGCGCTGCGCCTTGGCCGCCTGGGCCTCGGTCGTCGCGGTCGCCTTCTCGGTGCGGTGCTTGGCTGCTTCGGCGCGGGTGTCCTCGATGAGCTTGCGGACGTCGGCCGGCAGGGTGGAAAGGTCGGTCGGCTGCGGCTGGGCGCCAGGCCCTGGCTGCTGACCGGTCGGTGCGGGTTGTGCTGCTGGCGGTTGGGTTCCGGTCGGCGCCTGGCCACCGGTTCCACCGTCGGCTGGCGCGCCTGGCGCCGCCGACGGGTTGGGTACCGTCATCGTATGTCCTCTCGGGACAGGTTGGTTACTGACTTGGCCGTCTGGCCCACATCGCTTGCTGACGCCTGGTCTCGGCGATGTCCTGTTGCACGCGGGATCGCGTGGCTGCCCTGATCCGCGCGTCCTGTGCGGCCTTGAGGCCCCCGCCGGCTGCGGCCATCTTGGCTGCGGCCTTGCCGCCGTGGCGGGCGTTGTACCGGGCGATCTTCTGCTGGGCGCCCTTGGTGCCGAACATCATCACGGCGGCCTCGGTCGGCGAGATGGTGCCGACCTTGCGGATGGTGCCGTCCGGTCGGGATTCGGCGTGCGGGTACCGCCGGTTCAACCGGTCGGCCGCTGGCGACTTCTTCGCCTTGGTGACCTTGCTGGCCGCGGACATGTGGGCGAACGCGGCCCGCCGGGCTGCCGGGTCGAGCTTGTCGAACGCCGACATGGTCAGCCCTTTCGGCCGGCGGCGGCCATCATCTGGAACGCCTTCTTGCCGAACTTCTTCCGGCCGATCGTTGCCGCGACCGCGTCGGGATCGGCCGCGCCGCTCGTCGCCAGCTTGGCGGCGAGCATCTTGAACCGTGCACCCGTTCCGGGCGGCGGCGTCTTGGCCACGGTGGCCTCCTCCTATCGGGCGGTGCCGATCTGTTCGCGGTGGGACTGGCGGAACAGTTGGGTCGGCGCGGTGTCGATGTGCTGGCGGATCTGCGCCTGCAACGCGCGCACCGTCGCACGTGCTGCCTTGGCCGCGGCCGGGTCGATCGCCGCGGCGGCTTGGGTCTTGGCGGCGCGCACCTCGCGCTCGAGCGCGCGCAGCTTCTGCCGCGCCTTGTCGCCGTCCGGGTCCGCGGTGTTCGTCGGGACCTTCGTCACGCCGGGCAGGTAGGCGTTGATGGTGTGCCTGCAGTTGGGGTGCAGCAGGCCGCGGCTGATCGCGTAGTCCACCGAGCCGGCCACGCGCACGACCATCGGCTCGTCGCTGACCGCCGACCGCGCCCGGACGAGGATGCGCCGGTCACCCGACGCGGTGAGGATCTTCCCCTCCCAGGGCCGGCACTTGACGCACTCCTGCGGCGCGTTGGACACGATCCGCAGGTCCACGCCGAGCGCGTCGAGCTGGTCGGAGTGGGCCTGCACCACGGCGTGGGTGATGGTGGTGCGGGTGGCCATCTCCACATAGGACGCGAGCTGCCAGCGGCGGCCGGCCTTGTCGACGAACCCGGTGATGCCCTGCCGCAGCAGCTGTGACCATGCCTGCTGTGCGACCTGCCGGCGGGTCTGGGTGCCGATCAGGCCGGGCCCGGTCGCCGCGGCCTTCGCGACGACCTCTCGGTAGGCGTCCAGCGACCAGCGCAGGATCCGCAGGTGCGTGCCCAGCAAGGTGGAGCGCAGCGCGAACGCCAGCGTGTGGACGGCGTCGACGTTGACCGCGGCCCGCTGGAACTCGGCGCGCTGCTTGGCGTTCCAGCCGGTGATCTTCGCCAGCTCGTCGACGCCGGCCTGGGCGCCGCGGGCGAAGGCCAACGTGATCGTCTGCTGGACCTGCCCCGTCGTGTCGGCCGCCAGTCGGTCCAGCACGCCCCGGATACCGGTGCGCAGCTCGCCCAGCGCGGCCAGCTTGGCGTGGTCCCAGCCGGGTTTGTCGATGCCGGCCTTGAGCCGGTTGGCGATGTTGGTGGCGATCTTCTGCTGGGCGGCCGCGTACATGTCGGTGAGGGCCTGGGCGAGGTCGGCGGCCAGGGTGCGGTCGGCCGGCATCGCGCGCTACCCGATGCCGGTGCCG